ATGTCGCCGTGCGTACAGATCGACGAGAACTCTTTAGATAGATGCTTGAGCTTGTTCCTTTCGGTCGAAGTCATAGCGTTCTTAGGAGATTCGATGTCGTCTGGGATCAGCAAGTCTGCCCGTTTACCGGGTAGGTTGGCCGTAATCCCGACACAGGCTACCGACGGTGATTTGTCGATACCCTTGAGCGTATAGTGCACGTCGAACGCGGAGATGCTTGAGCGGTCCCCTGCTTGTCTGTCTGGGCGCAGATACTCCAGAATGTCCCATGTAGTGATGATACGTACGATCAGTGTCGCAACTTCCGACGCCTGTACTTCGCCTGCGGATACGATCAATACCCGAGTCGTAGGGCGCTGGATGATACGCCACACTGCATAGAGGGCTGCGAGGGTGGACTTAGCCTCCCCTCGCTGGGCCATCACCATGCGTAACCGAGCACCATACTGCATGTACTCTGCAATGTCTGCCTGCATCTTGGTTAGTGGGAAGCCTAGAAACGACATGCCGTCCACTGCGAAGTCTACAAAGTTTAGGTAGTTCTCCGCTACTGCCTCAGCATGTGCGAATCTAAGTGCTTGTTCCATTAGCCAAGTGCCTCCTTCTCGTCATTCTTAACCAACTCAAGTACCTTACCGGCGCGCTTGGAGCGTTCCTCGGCGGCAGCCTTGAGCTGAGCTTGTAGACCCTTGAGGTCCTGCTTGTCTGCTGGGTCAGCAGTGATTGCGTTGTCCTTGAGGAACTTAGCAGCACCCGACAGTGTTGCCGCGTCGGTTGGGATCTCGTCTCGCAAGTCCATCTCGATACGAGTTGTGTAGGACTTGGTGACGAGTGCGTGCAGTTCCTCCAGCTCCGCGAGGGAGCCGGATTTACGTGCCATGTGTTTCTCCTTAGAACCACCGCCCGATAGCGATGTAGCTGTACTGGTACGTCTGAACCAAGTCCCAGTACTGAACGAGGTTGAAAGTGGTGTCGTTGATACGAACAGCCCGTGAGTACCCACGGTACACGTTACCTACGTTAACCCCGATGATATTTGGAATTACCGTGTAGTTGCCGGTGAACGCTGCTGGCAGGGTAACAACCATGCTAAAGGCCGTCGTCGTGTTACTCTGATCGAGGCCTACCCCCATGTTGAATTGGCAAACCATATCCCCGCTGGCGTACTTAACGTACGAGCCGTTAGCATTAGACCCAGACTCTATAACAGCCCCTGTAGGGACGCCACCTGACTGCGATACCGTACCTAGCAGCGCTGGTCGGATCGCATTGATTACTGGGGTGTACTCCTGCCCTGTCTCAGCAGCGTTAGCCCTCAGGAGTTGTAGGGCCTTGCCGGATATGGCCGGTAGGTTGATACTAGCAGCGGAGGCCGCAGCAGCAGCAGCAGAACCAGAGGAAGCTGTTTGAGCTGCCTGCGATTTCTTCATGTAGTGGAAGGCGGAGTACAGCCCACCAGCCACAACCACGTCCTCAGCGGTGTTTGCCCATGCTTGCGCTAGCGTTGCGGAGTTGGCCGCTGCGGTCTTGTACCCATCTGCCAGTGAGGCAGAGGTCGCAGCGTTACCTGCTTGGGTAGTAGCCAGTCCGACTTGGGTTGTGGCTGCCCCTGCTGCCGTAGTAGCAATACCAGCCTGTGCGGTAGCTGTGCCAGCGGAAGTTGCAGCCGCCCCTTGCGAAGCAGCTGCGGCACCGGCAGCTGCTTGAGCCTGACTGTTAGCAAGGAACGCGCCTTGCGATTCAGTTCGAACTTGCCCTAGGCTTATAGCATCCCCGTCTGCCGCTGCTGGCCCGACGTTAGATATGGTATTACCGTGCATGTTCAATGGTGCATAAATGTCACCAACGTTAGCCCCCTCTACCGCCTCCTGCGCAATGTGCAGGATCTGGCGGAAGTCGTCGTCCAAGGTTGAGTCCTTGAACTGGGCGCCTAGGGAGAACACATGCCGAACTTCAGATAGATCCGTAGTGCGGCGCACTAGCAGTTCTACGCCGAGAGGGACTGCCGAGTTCATGTGGATGCTGTTAGCAGTGGCCCATGTATAAGCAGTGGTCGGTACGTTGTTTAGGTATACCGAGATCTCCGACTTGTCGAAGAAGTTAATGCTCAGGCTGAGCAACTGCAACGTACCGTCCGAGACGGTACGCTGAGTTGAGTACGACATGCTTACTCCTTGAGGGCTGCGCCTATGGCACGTACACCCGGAATGATTGATAGGATAGGGGTTGCGCTCATAGCAGCTTCCGCTGCACCTGCTGCATTCCCTTGGGCCACCTGACCGGCAGTCTTGTACAGACGGTCGATCATGATTAAGCCCGGCGCGCCAAACTGCTGCTTCTGCCCTGAGATGATACCGAAGGCTTCAGAGAACAGACCGAAGGCACCCATCTGCCCGAGTGACTTAGCTACAAGCTCCTTCTCGTCTTTGATGGTCTTGCCTTGGATAGTGGCGTTTGCGAGGTTGGCCAACGCTGCCAGTGGGAACTGGTACAGCATGGTCAAGCTCAGACCTGCCAAGCCATCCCGGTGCAACGTACCTGCCAGCACCTTGTTATGGGCGCCTAGCACGAAGCTACGGAAGGTGAAGATAAACTTGCCGAGCTGGGAAAACTGTGCGAATGCAGGGATCTCTCCCGTGCGGTTGCGCAGCACTGCGTCGTCAGCGGCCTTATTCAACGGACCACGGACCTTAGCCCATGTGCCGTCTGACCACTTCGCAGTATCCATGCCGTGACGTTTGATGTCATCAGTTAGCTCTACCATTATATCCGGCTTCAGCCCGTACTGCTCCATGGCGTGCATAGCCCGCTTGTCGCCCTTTGCGGCCTTGTGCAAGGTGTCTACCATGAGGTTCGCCATTACACGCGCCTGATGCGTCTGCACGTACTTCTGAGCGTTCATGTACGGTACCAGCTGCTGTGCTTGGCTCATTGCAAGCTGCACGTTCGCAGAGGCAGGGATCTCGAAGTTGTCCTCCAGACGTTGCACGAACGGGCGCATGCGGATGTCCGCTGAGCTGTTGCGTGTCAGGATGTCCTTCAGTTGCGTCGAGGCACCGATGTCCTTGCTGATGCTGGTATAGAGCTGACGGGCTCCCGGCATCTCCTTGAGCATGTACCCGAGCGTCTTCAGCATGCCATAACGGGCCATCATCGGAGCGTACTCAGTTACCTGCCACAGCCCAGACGAGGCGAGCCCCACCATCCTTGTAGCAGCCTGCGAGGCACGCATGAGGGCAGGCATGTCATCGCCAACTGGTTTGCCTTGGATAGCGTCCATAGTGTCGTCAAACAGCTTCGCCGCCTTGCCACGCTCCGACTCGCCCTTGACGGAAGCCAGAGCCTCCTTCCGCAGCTTGTCTACTGCCGACTGGTCTTCGAGCCCCTTACGAGCCAAACCCGAGCGCCCTGACACAGTGTCCAAGTACCGCTCAGTGATGTTCGTCAGGTTCGTGTCGATCAGGTCAGCCACGTTCACGAACTCGCCACCCGGCAACTGCAAGCCTGCCTTCATGTCGATGTCGATACGGTGCTTCAGTACAGACGCCTTACCAGCCTCGTCAGTGACGCCTGCCAGAACGTCCATCGCCCGTTGCAGGCGGTCACCCTTAACCCCGGCACCGTTCAAGATGTCCCGGATCTCAGCTAGGTTGTCATTACCAGCATGGGAGCGGAAGGCGCTATCCTCGAAGTACCCCTTACGGCGTGTGCGGTCGAGCAGGGACTTAGCGATGTCGCCAGCCAACTCTGCATCCCAACCATTCGCCCGACGCATGCCCGTAGCCAGCATACGCACCAAGCGGGACCGTGCCGCATCCTCAGTCAACCCGGAGGCAATGAGGCGGGCCTCAACACCCTCGATCTTGCCGAGATCCCAGCGGCGGCTGAAGTAGCCCGACGACTCGGATACCTCTTCAGCACCCCGTACACCGGAGGCCTTCATCTCAGCTAACGTGGCCTTAGCCAGCTTGTCGAGGGAGTCCGCCATGTGCTTGATGTCCTTGTCGGCATGCGCTTGGTGCACCTTTCCGAGTCGCTGGCTCTGCTCACGGGTGAGCATCTCGATAGCCACCTCACGCTCAATCAGTCCTTGTTGTTCCAATGCCTGCTTGGGCTTCAGGATGCGCTGCAACA